TGTGGAAAAAGCATGGAAATTTCTGAAGCGAACAAAATTGCTGTATACCCCGATATCGTTGTGGTGTACTTTCAAGGAAGACATAGCAAAAGTACGTCAGACTGGGTGGATCACAGACGACTGGTTTGACTGGGATTATGCCCTTAAGTTAAGGCGTCTGGGTGCTCTTAGCGGACGTAACACAGATGAAGCAGACTGGGAAGAGCTCCAACAGCTCTTCAACGGTCGGTGGAGGCGGTTGCGAAGATGTTTTGACGGTGTCACTTGGTCAAAACGACATTATGATTTGGTCCGGCGGAAAACTATCCGGAAGATAGCTGAGACTGCAGTAGACTGTGTCAAAACCAATAGGAAAGACACACTGTTGGAATGGTGGAAAAGACGCTGGTATAGCACACCAGGAGGCAGCTCTTCAATCAGTAAGGAACGTGTGAGAGCTAGCAACCCAAAGCTGGAATTGCGTCAATTTGAGGTGGACAAAAAAGTCGCAGTAGAATGCTATACATATGAGGAATTGGTCGACTGGTTAAGTAAGCCAGCATATATGGAAGCCCGCTGCTCTACGAAACATGAACCTGGTTTTAAAAATAGACCCTTGCAAGCCGGTAATGATGAGAATAGTCTGATCAGTGCGTATGCTACAGATGGCATGGAGCACAATTATAAAAAGAATGGAGTTGTCATTTCACAAAAACCCAAGGATGTGGCAGAGTGGTTGGGTATTCAGTATAACAACAGCCAACAGTATCATATCTCCTACGATTATGACTCATGGAATATGCAAGTTCTTAACACTGACCAAGCATTGTTGAACTATGAGGTCGCAGCTGCTTATCTGTCCATAGGCAGCGACTGGGCTATAGATAAGGCTATCGCTAGCGAGTGGGTGGCAGATTCATGTATGACGCAGTTCATAAAGATATCCAATGAGACTACCAGAACCATTGCTGGATTGTATTCTGGCTCGCGAAATACAGCGAGAGACAACTCACTACTCCATGAGATGTACCAAGAACAAGTTTTGGTGAGCCTAGAGAACTTGACTGGGGTGACATATGACAGGAAGTTGACACGCAAAAGTGGCGATGATGAGACAGCAGTTGTTGGGTCTCTGCTTGAGGCATGGCTCTATGTGAGATGTGTGGAAGAAGTAGGATTCGAGGGTAAACGCAACAAGTTGTTGATTGCAAAAGGAAATTCTGAATTCTTACAGCTGGCCTTGAATTCAGACAAAGTGCCTGTCTACCCTGTTGCTCCAGTAATCGCTACTTTCTCCTCTGGCAATTGGTACAAACAACCAGTTAGGGACGTGCCCAGCGTGCTGCCGGCCTTAGTCGATCAGGTATGGAATATGGTGCGTGAAGGAATGGATTTCAACTTCGGTAGGCAAATCCTGGCCAGAACAGCAGACTGGTTCATGCAAGTACCTACGAAAGCAGGTTTGGTAAAGATAGATTGGCTGGCCCACTACGATGGAGTGAAACTCAACCACCCTTTGCTGCCAGATGTAGGAGGCAAGATACCATATCCCGCAGTAAATCTCTATAGAGAGTTCGAGATATCAACTAAGGCAGCCACACAGGATTCGTTGGACTCAGAAGAGAAATGGTGGTGCCTGTTAGATAGGAATGGCGAGAAGAATGAGAATAGGGAGCGCAGTCGTATGAGTTTTGCAAGGAGTATAAGGAAGGAACTGGATTTCCAATATTGTGAACAGATGGCTGCTGCAGTGGTACGCAGATTAGGAAACACCCATTTGCCTACCTTGAATTTCAACAGATGCACACCTACTTGGAACACTTTACTGAAGAAGTCAGCAGGAGGGTCCGGAGAGCGCAATCCGCCTTCTCTTGATGAAGTGTGCATAAGGTACGGAATGCCACCGTCATTGATCAACAGGACACTTGGTTCACCATATTTTGACTTAATACCA